TATTTTACAAGCAATCAGTGGCAAATGTTAGTAGAGAACACAGGCGCAACACAAGAAACACACTGTATAGAACGTATTGGTTGGCAAGGTTTGCACGAATACTACAATTATCTATCACAGAAGATTACTAGCGATTGGTACTTTATTTGGAATGATGATGCTTATATGCGTACTCAAGGTTGGGATCAAGAAATACTCGCTCACCGAGACTATAAAGGTTTATTAAGCATGGAGTCAAATGGCAAGCGTCCTGACAGCACACTGTTTCCTTGTGTAAGCAGATTATGGGTCGATACATTTGGCATGATTGGCATAAATCCTGTTGATCAATGGATACAAGACATAACATATCCGTTGAGTGCGTACAAAAGATTACAAAGTAAAATTTACCACGATCATTATAAAACCACTGGTAACAACAACGATGAAGTGTATCAAGAAACTAGTAAAACAAAAAAGTTTACTAAACGTGCATATAAAACTCCAGAAGTATCAGCAATGAAAGAAGAATGGATTGCACGTTGGGAGACAGTATATGAGAACTAAAATAATAGTACTGCAAAGTAGCCATATATCACGCACAATGGGTGCCAAGTGCATTGCACGTGCAAAGGAATTTGGCATTGATGCAGAAATATTTCATGGAATTGACGGTAGAGATGCACACGAAATATTAGCAAGTTTAAACCTACGTCAGTATAAAGCAAAAATGAAAGGCGGTAGACTGGGGGTGCTTGGTTGTTTCCTAAGCCATTATTTTTTATGGAACGAATGTTACAAATCCCAAGAACCAATGATGATACTTGAGCATGATGCTTATATGCTTCGTCCATTGCCAAAAAAAGTTTTAAAACGTTTTCCTGATGTGCTTAAACTTGACAGTCTTGATCCGTACAGAGGTACATACAATGATGAACTTAACGCACAGTCAGAAGATATACGCATATGGAGTTTACATGAAAGAAAAGAGCATGGCAAATTCAAACACTACAGAGGATTGTATAGTATAGGTGGATATGGATATATTATTAAACCGCATGCGGCCTTGGAAATAATTACACAAGCAAAAGTATTTGGCTTACGTCCTGCTGATCATATGTTATATACAACAGATAAAATTGATATACATCATATCTCACCAAGCATCGTGAGAATACACAAGGACTATAATAATATCAATGCAATGAAAGAAATGAGTCTCACACGTAACTTAGAAAAGAATAGCCTTGGGACCGATCCATAAGGCTAGGGAGGGTACTGCCCTAGAATCGAGATATCGCTACCCCGATTTTAAAAGTGCCAAACTTAACCAAAATAGTTATTGACATTTAAGATTAATACGTTTATAATGCATTATACAAAGGAGTATTTACATGACAACCCAATTTGACTCAGAACAGAAAGCAAAACTTACACAAATTATCAACGAAGGTATGGGTGTAATGAGCGAAGTAGAAGCACTTAATGAAGGACTCAGTGATACAGTAAAAAGCATTGCTGAAGAACTACAAATCAAACCAAGTGTGCTTAAAAAAGCAATACGTATTGCACACAAAGCAAGTTACACTGCTGAAAAAGAAGACCAAGAACTATTAGATGAGATACTTACAACTGCTGGAAGGACCTTATAATCTGTGAGTTATGTTGACGCACTGTTTGATAGAGAGAAAGATAGAATACACGTTGTAGAACGTGTAGATGGCAGGAGAGAGTACAGAGAATTTCCTGCTAGTTATTGTTTTTACTATGCTGACCCACGAGGTAAGCATACAAGCATCTATGGACAACCTGTCAGTAGATTTGCAACACGCAACAACAAAGAATTCCGTAAAGAATTACGTATTCAAAACGGCAAAGATATCTTTGAATCTGATATAAATCCTGTGTTTAGATGCTTTGAAGAAAACTATAAAGGCATTGATGCACCTAAGTTGCAAACTGCGTTTTTCGATATTGAAGTTGACTTTGATCCTGTTAAGGGTTACAGTTCGCCAGCCGATCCTTTTAATCCTGTAACTGCAATTAGTATATACTTGCAGTGGATGGAGCAGTTGGTCACATTGGTCATACCTCCCAAATCAATGAGCTGGGAGACTGCACAAGAAATATGCAATGAATTTCCTAACACAATGCTATTTGAAAGAGAAGAAGAACTGTTAGGAACGTTCTTGGACCTGATTGAAGATGCAGACATAATCAGTGGTTGGAACAGTGAGGGCTATGATATACCCTATCTTGTAAACAGAACTGCACGAATATTAAGCAAGGATGATACTAGACGTTTTTGTTTGTGGAGTCAACTGCCCAAGAAACGTACATTTGAACGCTTTGGATCAGAGAACGTAACATTTGATACCATTGGCAGAGTGCATATGGATTACATGCAACTGTATAGAAAGTACACATACGAAGAGCGACACAGTTATAGTTTAGATGCTATTGGTGAATATGAACTTGATGAGAAGAAGACTGCATATGAAGGCACACTAGATCAACTGTACAACAAAAACTTTAAAACATTTATTGAGTATTCAAGACAGGATACTGCACTGCTTGACAAGATGGATAAAAAGCTCCGTTTTATTGCACTAGCAAGTGAACTAGCACATGCAAATACTGTGTTGCTACAAACAACAATGGGTGCGGTTGCAGTTATAGAACAAGCAATTATAAACGAAGCACATGAACAAGGCATGGTTGTGCCTAATAGAGCACAACGACTAACAGATGATGATACTGCGGCGGCAGGTGCTTATGTTGCATATCCTAAAAAAGGTATACATGAGTATGTTGGTGCTATTGACATCAACAGTTTGTATCCGTCAGCTATTCGAGCATTGAATATGGGTCAGGAAACTATTGTTGGACAACTGCGTCAAACAATGACCAATAACTATATCAAAAATAAAATGAACAACAAAGCAAGTTTTGCAATGGCTTGGGAGGGTTTGTTTGGTTCACTAGAATATACTGCGGTTATGAAACAAGAACGTGGCACAGAGATTACAGTGGACTGGGAGAATGGTGAAGAAAGTGTACACAGTGCCGCAGAGCTATGGAAACTGATATTTGATAGCAACCAGCCGTGGATACTAAGTGCCAATGGTACTATATTCACTTATGAAAAAGAAGGTGTTGTACCTGGCTTACTTGCACGTTGGTATAGAGAACGTCAAGAAATACAAAAGAAACTAAGAGCTTCTACTGACCCGGATGAACGAGAGTTTTTGGACAAGCGACAACTTGTTAAGAAAATTAACTTAAACAGTTTGTATGGTGCTATTCTCAATCCAGGTTGTAGATTCTTTGATAAACGTATTGGACAAAGCACAACACTTACTGGCAGAGCAATAGCACATCACATGGATGCTTTTGTCAACGAAACAATAACTGGCAAGTATGATCATGTTGGCGACGCAGTAATTTATGGTGATACAGATTCGGTATACTTCAGTGCATATCCGATACTGAAGAAAGATATAGATGCTGGCACTATGCAATGGAACAAAGAAATTTGTATACAACTGTATGATGCTATTAGTGATCAACTGAACGACAGTTGGCCAAGGTTTATGGAACAAGCATTCCATGTGCCAAGAGACAATGGACTTATTATCAAAGGTGGTAGAGAACTTATTGCAGACCGAGGATTGTTCATAACAAAGAAACGTTATGCAGTAAACATATTTGACTTGGAAGGCAAGCGACTAGACATAGAAGGCAAGCAAGGCAAGATCAAAGCAATGGGCTTGGACTTGAAACGTAGTGATACGCCAAAGGTTATACAAGATTTTTTGATGACCTTGCTTGTTGAAGTACTTGCAGGTGCTGGCAGAGAAAAGATTATTGAGATGATCAAAGCATTTAAATTTGATTTCAAAGAACGCCCTGCTTGGGAAAAAGGTTCGCCCAAACGTGTTAACAACCTGACCATGTATAGCAAGAAGGAAGAACGTGAAGGCCGTGCAAACATGCCTGGACATGTTAGAGCTGGCATGAACTGGAATACCATGAAGAAGATGAACTCGGACAACTACAGTCAGCAGATAATTGATGGTATGAAAACTATTGTTTGCAAACTAAAGCCCAATCCACTTAACTGGACCAGCATCGGCTATCCTACAGATGAGATGCATTTGCCACAGTGGTTCAAAGAACTGCCGTTTGATGATGCACTGATGGAAGCAACTGTGGTAGATCAAAAGATAGACAACTTGTTACATGTTCTTGAATGGGACTTGGCAAGCGAAACAAATACTGCAAATACTTTTAATTCTTTATTTGAGTTTGAATAATGGATATACTTAAAGAACTACGCAAGTACGTGAGATATAACGACCTTGTTCAAAACATGGATCTTAATCCAATACGTCGCAGTATAAATGAACAACTAAGTTCTGTGCAAACGGATCTAGCAACAAACGACTTTGATACTGAGGATCTAAAATCTAGCATTTCAGGCAAACATCTTGAGATACTAAAAATTTTAGAGGACATTGATAGCGATCTAAATAGATTCAAACAAGGACTAAAACAAACAGTGACCGAGCTTGCCATACCATATTATACAAAAAGCGAGCACATAGAAAAACATGGTGTAGAATTGCCTCGCTTGGAAAAACTTTCCAGGCTTAAAACAAGTGACTTATTGTACAACGAAGAAAGCAAACAACTATTGGTAAACGCAATTACATCATATATTCATGCAAGGTATTCAGTGTGTCAGATACAACCAGGTTATGGTGAAATCACAAATGATCTAGTTGCAGGCACTCCAATGTATATTGTTGAAACTGAGGATTTTCCTAGTATTGTAAATACTGACTTCTTTAATTCAACAATGACAAGACGCATTAACTGGTACAGTATGAATGAACAAGATTCAGATCCTTTGAACAAATTGCCACAAGGACAGATAGGATGTGTTGTTGTAGTTGATTATTTTAATTTTAAAACTGTACCAACAATAAAAACATTCTTACATTCAATTTATAATGTTCTACGAAGTGGTGGTGTTGCAATTTTTACCTATAACAACTGTGATTATCCAAAAGGTATTGACAAAGTAGACGAAATGTATTATTGTTATACTACTGAAGATGAAATGACTAGTGTGTGCAAAGAAGTTGGTTTTGAAATAATTAGATCTGTTGTAAGAGGTTATGACGAGCTAGATAATGGAATAAGTTGGCTCGAAGTTAAAAAGCCTGGCGAACTTAGTTCAATAAGGGCGGCACAAGGACTGGCTACTATTGAAAATTTATAAACTGGAGAAGAACAAATGAGAGATTATCTATTAGACTTAGTTGAACACAGCTATGACTTAGGTTGCATTGACCTAATTAAAATTACAGGAACAGACACTGCTACATCAGTAGATGGTCTTGCTGAAGACAAGAGTGTTGTGTTACAAGCAAAGTTTCATAAACCTGTTGCTGACTATATTGGTACATTTGGTATGCCCAACTTGGCAAAACTAAAGATATTGTTGAACATTGCAGAATACAAAGAAAACGCAGACATAAGTGTAAAGAGACAAGATCGCAACGGTGAACAAGCACCAGTTGGGCTACATTTTAAAAACGCCGCTGGTGACTTTAAGAACGACTATAGGTTCATGGTTAGCGAAATTGTTAACGAAAAACTAAAAGGCGTAAAGATGAAAGATGTGCCTTGGGATATAGAGTTTGAGCCAACTACTGCAAGTATCATGCGATTAAAAATGCAGGCACAGGCAAATGTTGAAGAAACAACATTTCAAACCAAAACAGAAGATGGACACTTGAAGTTCTTGTTTGGTGATCATAGTACACACGCAGGTGACTTTGTGTTCCAACATGACGTTGGTGGCAAACTTACTAAAGCATGGAGTTGGCCTGTGCAACAGTTCATAGCAATTATGAACTTAAC